TCTATCTCTTTTGCCAGACTTTCTAAGGCAAGCTGATTCTGCTTCTCCTCCAAAACTTGATTAGCGACTGCGCTAATTGACGTATCATCATCATAGTCTTCATCTCCTGACCGCATACGCAAGACTTGCTGCATACGGGTCTTTGGCTTTTTCTTTGTTTTCTTTTTCTTATGCTCCTCATGTGCATGGAAGACGCCATCTAAAGCCTGACCAATGGACTGTATTCCTTTGGCCGCGCTAACTGCCGACTTCGCGGCGGCTATTGCCATTCCTATTGTCGCAGGATCCATGTACTACCATCTTTATCATTTATAGAGTGTTAGAGGCACCGTTCATCAGTCCTCTTTGTTTGTCCTTGAGTTTTTCCACAGCGTCACGCACTTCTTTCATATCCGTTTGCAGCCTCTTGATGTTGACACCGTTGCTCAAGCCTTCCTCAATTCTGGTCTGTATCTTTTCAACCTGACCACTCAGATGCTCAATCAACAGGTATTGCTCTTGATCCGCGCTTGCTTGTCCTAGTTCACCTCTAGGCCACTTAATCCGAAATTCATTGTTCTTGTTTATGTCTGCTTCAAGCGTAGATATCGCTTGCTTTAAATCTTTACGAATTAATTGCTCAAATGTTTCTAATTTATTGAGCCGCTCCTGAATGCCGAAGAAAGCCCAGACGCCAACACTCACAGCGGCCACTATAGAAATTAAATTCCTAATCGGCATTGAGATAGCGGAACTATCGCTTACCTTAATTTGATCACTACTCCTTCTACCTCTGCCAGACTCTTCGGCCATTTACTTCCCCAGATGTTCAACGGGAAGCCACTTGTCGCCTGTCTTACCTGTATCGTACTTCCTTAAAACCAACTTCCCTTTCGCACATTCCCACCGGGTCCCCACCGCATTACCGTGGGAGCGCAAGATTTTACGTTTTACTTTTAAACATTCCGCCATACCACCACGGGGAGTGAACTCCTTCAACTGCCCGGATATGAACATGTGCAGGATCCAGCCTGCAAAGAGTTTTTCGTCAGCGCCTTTTGCTACATTAGGATTGCCAAAAAATATGATACAGCAAAAGAGCAATAATAATAATTTTCCCATAATCGATGTTCCAAATCGAATTGTTCCCACCGAACGTGTTTTCCCACCATTTCAGGATAGCGTCCATTTATTTTTTCCCGTTCATATAGGCGGTCATACCCATGTACGCACCCACCACACCTGCTTGACCAATGTAAAACAAGCCAAACAAGTCGGACAGCGCCTTGATCCGTCCGTCCGGGAAGATTGGCAAAAATACCATAAGCGTAAACACAATCATTGAAATCATGGCAACCCACGCCATCTGACGTTGAGCGTCCGCCTTTTCGTGCTTGTCGAGAACTTCCGCTAACGCCAATTCCTTGTCAGACACAATGCCGTCACCGTCTATGTCCAACGCATCATGCTGACTACCGCTCTGTAATTTCTTTTGAGCCATACGAAAGCCTAGCAGATTTTAAACTTCCCGCCGCGTTCTGCATCGCCCATACCGCGACTTGTTCCGGAAGTCACAGTGCCTTTTGAAACATTAGGGGTAGCTTCTTCCTGCGGAGGATTATAAGGGACAAAGCCTTGACCTTTTATGACTTCACCTTTGCGAATAACGCCTGGAGATCCTTTTTCACTTGCCATGTCGTTTCCTAACCTTGCTGCTGTTGTTTCATAATTTCGCGCTCGCGGGCCGCTTTTATACGAGCCGCTGCAATATCTTCTGAGGATTGAATTCTATCCTGACCCAACTCCGCAGTCATAGCGGCTTTTTGTTGATCCAGTTGCAACCGCTGTTGATCCATCTGATTTTCCGCAGCATCTCTTTGAGCCCTGATCTGCAAGTCCTGTTCCTTCAAAGCAATCAACGGATCCGCTTGATCTTGACCGCTAATCTGAGAACTAAGCTGCTTAACCTGTTGCATACCTTCTGCAATAAGTTGCGCCACCTGTCCTTCCGCTTGCATCATTTGTTCTTGTGACGGTTGCTGACCTTGAAGTTGCTGCATCATTGCCGCCGAAACCTGCTCCTTCGCCTTTATGGACACGTGTTCCATGACGTGTTTTTGGAGGGCCATAGCCACCGAAGGAATTTGCATAACCATTCCTGAAGATCCGAAAACCAAATGCGCCATAATGTGTGCGTCATGGTTTTGTCCTTCAAAAGCCATCAAGGGTAAATTCTCCAAGGAATCTGAATTCTCTAGTGCCGGATCTTTCGGAACCGGATCACCACCCTCCGTTGGTTTCAATACGCCATCCACATCCTTGATGCCAATAGCTTTGTACATACGGCGGTAAGCTTCGTGCATATTGTGCAAATCGGGAGCCGACTGCGCCAACTGAAGTTCGGTCTGCGCCAGCGTGACCCGTTGCGACATGGAGAAGATGTTGGGGTCCGCCATTGGGATAACATCAACCCGATCATCGAAATCCTCTGCCTTAACCGTGCGCTCTGCCCCTACTACATTGTAGGGATACTCCGGCGGCAGCGACTGACCAAACACGTCCGCCAATAATACAAACTCTTCCTTTTGTGCATAAAAGAGCCGCTTGTGTATGGCCGACATGACTTTTGCACCTTGCTCCAAGAGAGCAATGGTCGTACCGACTGCGGCTTGCTGATTTCCTTCTCCTACCTGAAGATTAGATACCGCTGCAAAACGTTGACCTGCTTCAACACAAAAACCCATCAACTGAAATAAGGTCTGATCCGCTCCGGTGTATGGAAGCATCATCAAGGAATCACGAATAGCGCCTCCTGGTACATCTACATCGCGAAATTCTCCCGGTGATAACGGATCGTCATCATTCCGTATACGAAGACCTCGCGCCTTAAATCCAGCGGGCAAGTTAGCCAATGTACCCGCGTCAATAAGCTGGCGAAGGGCGGCGGTAGCCGTGCGGCTCAACCCACCAATCATGTGGATTAAACTAAGCCCATAGAATCCAAACCCAGGCAAAAACTTAAAGTGGACGAAGTACTGGTTCTTTTTGTAGTTGGGATCCTCCGGAGTATAATTACGCCGGATGCTTAAAAGTTTTCCATTGTCCTCTGTAACGGTGACAATATAAGGAAGCTTAATACCCGTAGGCTCGCCTTCCCCATCCGTGTCCTCATAGCCTTCCAAGTCCAGATCAACATGGCATTCTAATAAAGTAACATCTCTATCCAGGTAAGTAGGTTCCACCCCGGAAATTTCGTCCATTTCCTCTTTTACTTGTGAGGGTTCTGCCTGTGAGGCCGAAACCTCTACATCACTATAAAAACCCGCAACCTGCTTCTTGCGTAATTCATTCTCTGTGATCTGGATCACATGCGTTACGTTTTCCGCCGTCTCCAAATCCGTAGCCGTATACGGCACGATAAGCTGCTCTGCTGGAACAAATTTACTTACGGCCCTCCCCAGGAACTCGTCATAGTAAACCTTCTTAAATGTAGACCCGGATAACGGGAGATAGAACAGCATCTGGTCGAATTCAGGCGTGTATTCCTTCATCACGCACGTAATCTGATAATTCATAAAGTGCCTGACGCGATCCGCCTGATCTTCGACCTCCGGCGTGACTTTACCTATAATCTCCGTCCGTACCGGACCCCCAGCGGGAAGAAGTTCGCCGAAAGCCTGCGCCTGAAATTGCGTGACCGCTTCCGCCAATAAAGGATGCGTCACACCCGTTGCGCCACGGAAAGGTTCCGTCCGGTCTTCGTACTTAAATCCTAAAAGCTCCAACCCCGTGCGATAGGCGTCTTCCCAATCCTTACGCCCGTCCTTGTTCGACTCATACTCCTCCAGCAGTTCCGAAGAAACCCTGCTCGCTACACCATCTTCCAGCGTATCTGCAAGGTTGGCGTAAAAATCACCCGTATCGGGAGCCGACATGCGCGGTTCAAAGTCAACCAGAACCCCACCGTCTTCCTCCAGTTCTATGTTTAAACCGGGAGCTTCAATGACGGTCTCGTCTTCCACGAGAACTTCCGCATCCGGTCCTTCCTCAAGATCAACAGGAGGAATGGCATCCCGCCGCTCAACAAGGGCGCTCGTACCAAAGTTGCTGCGGGGTAAAGGAGAACGGGCCATGCTTACCGCCTCAACGACATGATGCCGCCGCCGCGCATACCCCTTCGACGCTTGGCAAGTTCATACATGGTCTCGCCCGCTTCGCGAACCGACATGCTACCCCGTGGAGCGAGTTCCCCCGCCGACGTACCACGGCCAACGTATCCGCCACGCGCCCGCTGCTGCGGGAAAACCTCTTCCAATGTTGAGTAATCGGGAGCCGTTTGACCTTCTACCGGCAAAAAGGATGGCCCCGGAAAAGAAGACCCCATTCCGGCCATCGCATTATATTCATTTGTACCAACGGGTGATGGAGGATAATCAGGATCATCATAAATTTCATACCTTCCTACTGGTCCCCCCGGTCCCGGAGGTGCGAGTAACTTTCCGCGATTATGCGGCATAAGTCCTTGTTGCTCACGAACTTCGTTAACAGCCCTTTGGCTAACTCCAGCATTTATAGCCTCCATAATCCGCTGCACCAAAGTAGGATCTCCCCTGGACGCTGCTAGTAACTCATCCATATGACGGGTAACAAAATCCCGTTTTTGATCTGCGCTTCCGCTTTCAAGAATTATATTAAACTGTTCAAGGAGACGCGGCTCTCCGGGAGGTACACCACCCGACGTATTCTGTGCTATCAGGGTTTCGGATTCAACCAAATCCCCGTCTGCATAACCAACGGGCCGAAAGCCCATCATGCCGCCACCACGCATCCCAAGGGACTGCTTGTATTGTTCCGCTGCCGCCATACCCTGCGGCGTATACGCAAACTCGCGCCCTGCTACATTAGGCATTTCTCTTTCTCCTTCTCTTCTTCTTCCGGTCCACGCCCTTGATCGTACCCTTATTCCGTGAGGCGTGAAAAATTTTCTCGCCGCGCTCCGGACCATACTTCTCGGTCATTTTGCGCTTGATCTTTTCGCCCTTTGTCGTTAGCGGCATTTCAACCTACCATTCTTGGTTGCTCATATAAAGGCTTGTCTACAAGACCGCCTTCGGCCCATTCAAAATCTTTTTTAGGGGTATCCATACCCCCAGGAAATGCCTGTATTGTATAATTAGTACCCCTTATAGGATCATCAGGATCACGTTTCATTAGACTTCCGCTTTCCCAATCCCCTTCACCACTCCTTACATCGCTCATTATAACCTGTTCCGCATTCTCTCCGTACTTTGCTATGACTTCTGGTAGTTGAGCAATTTCGTTAACTATCTCACTATGGATAAAGTCATATGAATCTGCTGCAAAGACATCTCCTGTCTTTTTATTTCGTATATAACGGAATCCCTGCATAGGATTCTCTGTTTCCTTCGTTTCAGGATTATACGTGCCGTATAAAAAGGGAGCCCTCTTCTGTTGTATTCTTTGTGTTTCTCGTAATAATTGTTGGGGTAGCATATTTATATATATCTCTCCCCTTCTTTTCCGCTCGCTTGGTATTACTTTAGAAGAAGAAACCAACCTTCTACCTACATTTATTTCACGGGCAAGGTGGCTTGAAATATGATGTTGCAAGAAAGTAGTTTGACCTATTTCTGTATCTTCTGCTTCTTTTGCAAGTTCAACTAACTTTTCATAAGATATAAGTTTATTGCTTTCCCTGGGGTGTGGGTATCTTTTTGTTTTCAGGGTAGAAATAGCTTTATCTATTTCTTCTTCCGTTGCTCCTTTAAATTTAGCTGCCCCATAATACCCTTTTTGAGGCTCATACGTTGTTTCTAAGAAATAAGACTTATCCCACTCACTAAGATGAGGCGAACCGTGTTTCTCAGTGGGGGTATCTTTTAGCCCTTGTTCTTTTTCAAAATCCCTAAGTGGCATATACCGTACCTTTTCTGGCGCATATTGCTGTGCAAGTTTAGCCACGCTCATATAAGGATTCTGTAATCTATGTTTTACTACTTCCTCTATTGAAGGCTTCTTCCAATTAGGATCAGGTAAAGGAGGCATTGCTTCCCAACGTAATTGCGGCAGCGTCACAATACCCTTGGGTTCTTGGGCCGTGGGCATTAAAGCTTCCTTGGCCCAATCCAAACCACCGGCTCCCTCCGACTCGAACAGGTTTCGACGCTTCCAGGCCAAAGCCGCTTCCCAGGCGTTTTCAAAGCTACCCCAAGCTTCAACGGCATAATCCTTTGCCTGTTGTTTCTGTTCCGGACTGAATGAATCCCACCCCATCTGCACGAGAGCAAAAAAGGGAGCCCTCTTCAACCCACCAATACCCCGCCTCAACGAAGGCTTCGGCTTCACAGGAACAGGAAGATTAGAGGGCTGTTTGCCAGGAGGACCCTTACCAACAGAAGGTATCTCACCCGCGAGCTTTGACAACACTTCCGCACCGAACTCCAGGCGCGGTAAAAGTTTGTCTGCCGTTTCACCCGCCTGTTCAAGGTCCGTGGTCCCTGGTTCTTCAGTGGGTTTCTCTACAAAACCGCCTTTGGCCTTTGACAGAAAATCACTATCGGCATCCGCAGGGTCAAATTTAGCGAAACTAGACCGGATATTCTCAGGCTCGAAAACAACCACTTCTTTATGAGCAGGAAATCCAACTCCAAAAGAACCTGATCCGTCATCTTTAGGATCGAACTCCAAAATAACGCCATCGTGTCCTTTCTTTTTTAATTCAGTCGTCCACGCATCAGCGGCGGCTCTTGCCTCTTCTTTTCCTTTATCAAAAGAGATGTTCTTCAAACGCAGCTTGTCGTTTATAGATGCGTAATACGGGTTTTTTAATTTTACGTGGACGGGTAAAATATTAGGCCCTGCATTCGACGTACTAGGTTTCATGTTCCCATAAATCGACGCTAAAGACGGATCGTCTGTAAGGTAAACGCCCGTGCCAAGCCAACCACTATCCTTTCGGTTTGGGTGAGTTAGACTAAAATACTTAATATCATCAGAAGTACCGTGATATAAAGTCTCGTCGAGATCAAACCCCATGTCCCGCGCTCGTTGCATACGGCTGGCCGTGTCATCCCACAGATTAGGCATTGCCATGGGATCCGTTGGCCCTTGGGGCGCGAGCCCTAAAGCTTCCTTGAAGTACTCAAGACCCGACTTATCCAGCCCGACCAGTTCGTGCATCTTGTTCTCACGCAACCAATCGACCATCGCCCCCGCGTCGTCCGTTGCCTTCTCCTTGATGTCTTCCGGCATTACATCCCAGAAAGTCTTTGCCATCGCTACTAACGGGAATATCCTGCTCTTCATCAAGCTCCCAAGACCACGGAACATCTGACCCTTTCCCGTGCGCTTGTCCTGCTTTACAAGTTCTTGACCAGGAGGCCGCTTCTTGCCTCTTTCTAGTTCGTCTGTAATCTTTGAAGCAAGGCCCGCCGCCGCGATTCCCTTGTCTAAAGTCGAAACTTTTGACATGTCTATGAGAGGGTCCGTGGTCCCTGGTTCGTCGCCAACCAAAGAGACACGAGAACCAGGAATTATAACCTCATGCTCTGTAGCCGTTCCCATGCCTGGACGCAAAACGGCATTTGGAGCCGCTAAGATGTCTTTTTTATTTACCGTATAAGCCTGTAGTCCTTCTGAACCCGTTCGATCCAACCAGGGCAATGATTTTCCCGTAAAATTTGGGTCAAGTGTAAAAGATACAGGCTCGTCCCCACGCAACTCTCCATACCTATAGACAGTTATAGTGTCCGGACGATTTTTTAACCAAGACTGAGTAGCGTCGTAAACCTGCTTAATTGCTGATTGTTGCTGACCAGGGGTAATGTTATCCGTACCCGCTACATAAGATAGCGTATCAAACGCTTGCTCCTCATCTACTAAGGCTCTTACTAGATCTGGATTATCCGCATCTACTAAAGATTTGGCGATACCTTTAAATGGATACGGTTTCGTGAAATCGTCTGCAACCTTTGAACCAAGGCCCGCAGCCATGATGCCCTTTTCTAAAACC